TATTGAGCCACTATAAAGGTAAACAAAACGTACGCTTCTCGTTACACTCCAGCGACCGACTATTAAAGCCGTTACAACCCACCGATGAGGTCAGACTAGATCCAAGCTTTAGGGGCTCTAGATGGGTCGGTTAACTCCCATACAGATAGAATAGCAGGTCTAGTAATCGGTGCGCTCTAAATACGACACCTGAATACCTAAACACGACACAGCTATAAAATATATTAGTCCTACTTATATAGGTACAATAGTTAATTAACTAAATGATAAAAGTATAACTAGACAAATGATAAAAGTATGGAAATGCTCTCTAACGAATAAAATAAGTTAGTCTATCCTAAGATATAGACCTAAGCTAAAACCACTCATAAGACAATCTAGGGCCCTTAATGGATATATAGACTTGATACCTGATCAGTATGTTCTAGAATCGACACTTATCTAAACGCGACTTGGTACAGATATTGCATACTTAGCAACAACCATGCCAACAATAGACAGACAACCTATACAATAATCATGCCAACATTAGCCACACTAGATTCACTAGCTATACAATAATCATGCCAAGAATACCACGCTCATAGGTTCTTTCTCTTGTCAATTCTGGGCGCATATGTGACCCATGAGTCAGGCCGTGACTATCAGACACACTCTGGTCACATTGTGACTATCGGGCTGCCTTTGGTCATTCCGTGACTATTCGGCACTCTCTGGTCACATTATGACTCACAAGTCATGGGGGGGCCCCCTGTGGCTAATGACTGTAAACGTATACAGGCTCATAGGCACATGGGAGGGAAAATGAGGAAATAAGAGGAAGAGGTATAATTAAGAAGTCAAGCATTAAGTGGATATTTAATAGGACAGAAGTAGAATCTGTAGACCAAACAGACTGTATTGAGGGGGAGGACTAGATTAGACTTGACTTATGTTAATAAATATGTTATAATAGTACATTAGTGTCTTAGGGACGCTTTAGAGTAATCCTTTAAGAGTTTACAATAATAATAAATATAATAACCAAACTCCATCGGTAAGTATCACACGGGTAGAGCTATGTCACTAAAGTGATAAATCGCAACTACCTTATTGTATGTCTATAACTATTAGAATCCCCGTTTAGGCGGTCAAGAATCTAGGTCATTTAATGAGTAAATCAACAGAAGAATTAAGTCCTCGTACTGGAAAGAAAAAGACTAAACATAAAGGAAGTTCATTACTCTATAAGGGTATGCCTCCTTTAAATCCAGCAGGAAGACCTAAAGGAAGTGTCGGTAAGTACACCCAACTCTCTAGAGAATTAATGTCTGAGAGAGGGCCTGATATAGTCAATAAGGTAATTGAGTTGGCTATGGAAGGAGATACTACATGTCTGAAGATGTGTCTGGATAGAATACTGCCCCCTAAGAGGGATGTTGAAGTTAAACATGAAGGTGGTCAGGCTATAAACATCACTGTAGCTCAGTTAGGCAATCAAGCTCAGGATGCCATAGAACACGTAGGTGGTCAGGTTATAGAACACAGCCTATCTAAATCTATTGCAAAGAGTAAAAAGAAAGAGGACAAGGCATACGATGCTATAGTAGTGTCTGTTCTAGAAGAAGACGAGAATGAGTGATATACAGGTAAGTCTAACTCCTGCACAGATGGAGATATTTAACTCACCAGCTCGTTTTAAAGTAGCAGCGTGTGGTAGACGTTTCGGAAAGAGTTACCTTGCAGCGTGGACGTTATTGATTAAAGGTCTAGAGTCACAAAGCAAGGATATATTCTATATAGCCCCTACCTTTCAACAGGCAAAAGACATTCTATGGGGATTGTTGAAAGATTTGGGTAGAGATGTGATAAAGTCTACTCACGAGAATACAGCTACAATAACCCTAATAAATGGTAGGAAGATATACCTGAAGGGTTCGGACAGACCAGATACACTACGAGGTGTAGGTCTGGCATATGTAGTGATGGATGAATATGCTTTTATGAAGCCCTCTGTCTTTGAACAGATCATCCGACCTACCTTAGCTGACGTTAAAGGTGAAGCCCTATTTATCGGAACACCCGAAGGGCGTAACCACTTCTACGATATATACATAGCTGCACAAGACGACCCTGAGTGGGAAGCCTTTAGTTTTAACTCTACTGATAATCCACTGATAGACCCTAAAGAGATTGAAGTTGCTAGAAGGTCTATGTCTTCACAGGCATTCCGTCAGGAGTTTGAGGCTTCATTTGAATCCTTCTCAGGCGGTATCTTTAAAGATGAATGGTTTGAAACCTCAGAAGAACCAGACTACGGACATTACATTGTCTCGGTTGACCCTGCTGGTTTTGAGCAATCTGCTAAAGATAGAGGAAAGTCTGGTTCTAAACTAGATGAAACCGCTATAGCTATAGTAAAGATTTGTGGTGATACTTGGTGGGTAAAAGATATATTACACGGTAGGTGGAACATAAAGAAGACCGCAGAGAATATACTTAACTCTGCAATAGATAACGAAGCGTCTACAGTAGGCGTAGAGTCAGGGGCTTTGAAGAATGCAATCATGCCCTATCTAGAAGACCTAATGAGAATACAAGGTCGATGGGTCGTAATCACTGATGTAACTCACGGTGGTAAAAAGAAGACTGACCGTATCACATGGGCCCTACAGGGTCGCATGGAACACCGAAAGATCAAGTTCAACAAAGACAGAGATTGGAAACACTTTGAAGATCAAATGATTTCTTTCCCTAGCACACAAGTACACGATGATCTGCTAGATGCTTTAGCATACATAGATCAAGTATCAGTAGCAGATTTTACCAACTCTATCGAAATAGAAGAGTGGGAACCAATGGATTTAGAAGCAGGATATTAAAATATGATTGATCAAGAAGAAGACCAGTATCAAGGACTATCCTCTTGGCTAGGCGAACGTCTAGAAACATGGAAAAACCATCGTGACCAGAACTACCAAAAGAAGTGGGATGAATACTATCGTCTGTGGCGTGGTATCTGGGCAGAGTCTGATAAACTACGCGACTCTGAATCTTCTCGTCTAATTAACCCTGCTCTACAACAAGCGGTTGAGTCTACTGTATCTGAATTAGAAGAAGCAACCTTTGGTCGTGAGAAGTGGTTTGATATTAGAGATGATGTATTAGATGAAAATCCCTCTGACATAGCATACTTGCGTAAGGTACTACAAGAAGACCTAGAGTTAGATGGGGCTAAACAGGCCATTAACGAAGTTTTCTTGAATGGTGCTATCTACGGTACGGGAATTGCTAAAGTTGGCGTAGAAGAGAAGACAGAGCGTGTCATAGTAGAGACACAAGTAGAAGGTACGCTAGATGGAACTACAGAGCGTAAAGTAGTTGAAGTAATTAGAATGGCAGTTCCATTGGAAGCAGTATCTCCAAAAGAATTTATAATTGATCCTGCTGCCTTGTCTATTGATTCAGCATTAGGAGTAGCGCAGGAGGTTATTAAACCCCGTTACCATGTTGTCAAGGGCATTGAAGCAGGAACTTATCGGGATGTTCCATTAGGAGCAACCAACACAGGCATACATGACTTTGGATTTGATCCAGAAGATAATGCTGGCGCAGAAGATGATCGTGTTAAAATCACTGAATACTGGGGCCTAGTTCCTAAGCGTTACTTATCTAAAGAAGCTGATTCTGGTGAAGAGTTTGACTATGACACAGATGAGTTAGTAGAGGCAGTAGTTACGTTAGCTAACGATGATGTGGTACTTAGGGCAGAAGAAAATCCTTATTTAATGAAAGATCGTCCTTTTATTGCTTATCAGCATGACCGTGTTCCTAATAAGTTTTGGGGTCGTGGTGTATGTGAAAAAGGATACAACCCACAGAAAGCATTAGACGCTGAATTACGTGGTCGTATAGACGCTTTAGCCTTAACGACACACCCAATGATGGCAATGGATGCTACACGTATCCCTCGCGGCACTAAGTTAGACATTAGGGCTGGTAAAACCATCTTAACTAACGGTGATCCTCGCGCAATTATCCAACCATTCAATTTTGGACAGTTACAGCAGCACACATTCCAAGAATCTGCTGAATTAGAGCGTATGATTCAAATGGCAACAGGTGCTATGGACTCAGCGACCAGTATGGCAGGAAATGCCCGTAACGGCACTGCTTCTGGAATGTCTATGATGCAAGCAGCCTCAATTAAACGTCAGAAACGTACTCTATGTAACTTCCAAGCTGACTTTATGATCCCTTTCATCAAGAAATCAGTATATCGCAAGATGCAATTTGATGAAGAACGCTATCCTGTACTAGATTACCAGTTTACACCTTACTCTACTATGGGAATTATGGCTAAAGAGCTAGAGACAACACAGACTGTACAGTTAATGTCTATGTTACCTCCTGAATCACAAGCCTTTAACATGTTATTGCTATCAGTATTTGAAAACTCTAGTCTAAATAACCGCGAAGAGATGATGCAAGCAGTACAGCAGATGATGCAGCCTAATCCAGAAGAACAAGAGATGCAACAGCAGCATATGCAGATGGAAATGGCAGCTAAACAAGCTGATACAGAGCTAGTAGGAGCTAAAACACAAGAAACATTAGCTTCAGCGTACAACAAACAAGCAGACGCTGCTATGAAGGTTCCTAACGACACTGATGCACAAGAACGTATCTTAGACCTACAGAAGAAAGCCATTGAGCTACAGAAGAAACAAATGGAAGTGTCTACGTTAGAGTCTGAAGTAATACGAAACATTCCTGAGATGAAACATCTTGAGTCTGAAACAATGCTTAACTTAGCTAAAGCAGCACAGGCATTAAACTAAGATGAAAGAAGATAAAGAATTTTTTGATGGTAGGTACAGGCTATTTGAGACAGGCGGCTGGCAAGACTTAATACAAGAACTTGTAGTCATGTCTGAATCTTTAAATCAAGTATCAACCATTAAAGATGAAAAGTCCCTATACGAAGTACAAGGGCAACTGTCTATACTTAATATGCTGATCACATTAGAGGAACAGACAAAACTCATCGACACGGACAACTCTATTACATAGGGCCTGTGTCATTTTATTAACTCCACAATCTATTTGATAGACGGAGAGTAACACTATGGTAAACAACATTGTAGTTGATCCTATTGAGGATTTAGAAGAAACTGTAACTGAAGATTTCACCTCCCTAGAAGATGGGGACACAGGTGAGCAACAGGAACAAGAATATGAAATGCCTAGTAAGTTTCAAGGCAAGTCCATCGAAGAAGTTGCTAATTCCTACGCAGAACTTGAGAAAGAGTTAGGTCGTAAGGGTCAGGAAATCGGTGAACTACGAAAACTTTCAGATGAATTTCTTAAAACTCAAGTACAGGCTAATCAACAAAATAATCCTAATTCTGAGGAAGAGGCTCCTGATTTCTACGAAGACCCACAAGCGGCAATCCGAAGAGAAATTGATAACCATCCTAAGATTAAGGAAGCTGAAGCAAATAATACAAAGAGTCGCAATAACGCGGCTATACAAGCTATTGCTCAGAAACATCCTGAAGCTCAACAGACAGTACAAACACCTGAGTTTAAGGAATGGATTTCCCAAAGTAAAATACGCCAGCGTCTGTTTCAAGATGCTAATGCTTACGACTTTGAAGCAGCCGATGAACTACTTAGCAATTGGAAAGAACGCGCAATGATTTCCAAGACGCAAGAAGTTAAAACTGCTCAAGGACAATCTAAAGCAAAAGCTCTTTCATCAGGTAAAGCGGAAAGTAGGTCGTCTGGGGACTCCATTGGAGGTAAGAAAATTTACCGTAGGGCTGACCTCATACGTTTAAAAAATAGTGATCCTTCACGTTATGAATCACG